TGAAGGGCATATGATGAGACAATTAGAGTCTATTGCTTCAGATTTAGATATTGCTTTATGGGTACCAACACAAGGAACGAAAGAATCTTTAAATGCTGAAATTGTGACAATGGATAAGGCAGGTGGGTCATTTAAGAAAATACAAATTGCGCATATCGTTGTATCAATATCTAGGGGGATTGAGGATATCGAAAGAAATATTGCTACAATTGCAATATTAAAAAATAGGTCTGGTAAGTCAGGTAAGGTTATGGAAGGTATTTACTTTGACAATGGGAAATGTATCATTGACACAAATAGAGGTGGTAGAATATATGAAGACTATCACGAATATGAAGAAGCAAGTGGCGAAAGAACACAGGCTCTTACAGATGAAATGATACGAATAAGGAAAGAAAAAAAAGACGCTGCTAAGAAAAAGCCAACAGTAGATGAAGTATTTTAATAAATAAATAAATAAATAAATAAATAAATAAAATTATGACAAAAGGTAAGGAGTTTATATCCCAATTAAAATTATATTCAGATTATTTAAAATGGGATGAAAAGTTGGGGCGATATGAAACGTGGGAAGAAGCTTGTGATAAAGTTTTAAATACTCATTTAGTAAAATATGGAAATATTGTAGAGCCATATTTAGATGAGGTAAGAGAATCATATTACAATAAGGAATTTCTATCATCACAAAGAAATTTGCAATTTAGAGGTGAATCAATATTTAAACATAACACTAAAATGTATAATTGTACGACAACATATGCGTATTCACCAGATATTTTTAATAGAGGTTTTTATGTATTGTTATCTGGATGCGGTTTAGGGGTATCTCTAAAGAAAAAGTACTACAGTCAATTACCAGTGTTAAATAAGAGAACGAATGGCGCTAAATCTTTTATCATTGAAGATAGTATTGAGGGATGGGCTGAGTCGATAAAGGTGTTAATTAGTTCTTACTGTAAGCATCAATCATTATATCCAGAGTATTTTGGTCATCAAATTAAATTTGAATATGGAGGTATAAGACCAAAAGGTGCGTATATTAGTGGCGGTTTTAAAGCGCCAGGTCATGAGGGCTTGAAATTGTCAATCGAAAAGATTGAGAAGTTAATTGATACCAAACTAAATGGAAATGATTTTATTGATTTTAGTGGGATAATAGCGTATGATATTTTAATGCATTTATCAGATGCTGTTTTAAGTGGTGGGGTTAGGCGTTCAGCGATGAACATATTAATAGATGAGAATGATGAAGAGTTGATAAAAGCTAAAACTGGTAATTGGAGAACATTAGAGCCACAAAGAGCTAGGAGTAATAATTCAGTTGGGTTAATGAAAGGTCAATTCACTGAAGAAAAATTGAATGAGTTTATATCTTACAACCAAGGAGATAATGATATTGGTTTTGTTTTTATGAATCATGAAGATGAAATATTTAATCCATGTTTTGAGATTGGCTTTAATTTCTATAATGAGATAAAAGATAAAAGTGAATCAGTGTTCCAGTTTTGCAATTTAACAGAACTAAACGCATCAGCATGTGTTGATAATAAGGGTAATTTTAGTGAAGACAAGTTTTATGAGTTATGCCGAAAGGCTTCTATCTTAGGCACACTTCAGGCTGGTTATACTAGTTTTCCGTATTTAGGTAAACAAACTGAAGAAATAGTTAAAGGGGAAGCATTAATAGGTGTTTCAATAACTGGATGGATGACTAGACCAGAGCTTTTTAATGAAGATATATTATTACATGGGGCAAATGTAGTTAAAGATGCAAATTCGGAAGTGGCTAAGGTTATAGGGATAAATGAGGCGGCTAGGACAACGACAGTAAAACCATCTGGCAATGCATCAGTTATTTTAAAGACAGCATCTGGTATACACCCAGAACACTCCAAAAGATATTTTAGAATTATGCAATTAAATAAAAATTCTGAAACTGGAAGATATCTTGAAAAATATTATCCATCATTAATTGAAGAATCTAAATGGTCAAGTACAAATTCAGATTATGTTATATATTCACCATGTGAGAATCAAGATGGGACTTTATATAAACAAGATATGCAAGGAGTAAGACACCTAAAATTGATAGAGCTAGTTCAAAATTCGTGGATTAGCGGAGGCAAGAGAGCTGATAAATGTTATAATGAATTAACAACACACAACGTTAGTAATACTGTGATTATAGATAATATAGATGAAATAACAAAACATATATATGATAATCAAAAATATTTTGCAGCTGTGTCTTTTATATCATTAAACGGTGATAAAGATTATGTTCAAGCGCCATTTACATCGGTATTAGATACAAAAGAGCTAATTGAAACATATGGAGATGGGGCGATGTTTATGGCTGGGTTGATTGTTGATGGGTTGCATTATTTTGACGATGATTTATGGTTAGCTCTTTCTTATGTTACGGATGACACTAAAAAGATAACTGGCGATAGAGACCAATCCTTACTTAGAAAAGATTGGATTAGAAGAGTAAAGAAATATTCGAAAAGTTATTTTAAAGGTGATATGCAAAAAACAATCTATTGTATGAAGGATGTTCATTTATGGCATAAATGGAAGGCTATTAATAGAGAGTTCAAGTTAATAAATTTTAGTGATATATTAACAAAACCAGAGTTTGAAGATATTAGTAAATATGGCGCTATTAGTTGTAATGGCGGTTCCTGTGAAATAGTTTAATTTTATGGCTGAGTTATCATACTCAGCCATTTTTGTTTAAATATATTCCATATTTATTGTTGTATATTTAGTTTTTTTAATATATTCATATATAAAACAATAAATATATGAAAAGAAATTATTAGGTTGAAAGTAGAATAAACGAATGGACAGTGATTGATAAATCTTTATACGAAGAAAAACGGCTAAATGTAAAACTTAAATGTAAATGAGGCAAAAGTGTGTTTATATATTAGAAGTGTAAATATAAACAAATTCTAAAACGCATGTGAAACTGTGACCGAATAGATAGATACAAAAATAATGGTAGAGTTATAATAATGGTGATGTTTTTATGAATGTTGAAATACTTAAAATATATTCTGGAAAATCACAACCTATCAAGTAAAATGCTTAAATTGTGGAAATATATATCACATTTGGTATGATACGCTTAATAAAAAAAAATGGTGAACAGTACGTTGAAGGGAACATGGCTTGGTGTTTAAAAGAAATAAATGTAATGAAAGATACATCAAAATATAATGAATTAATAAATATATGTAAAATAATCAGTGAATTCAATAAAAAATAATTTTAACTTGTTATTATGAAAAAAGTTTAGTACATTTGTAAAAAATATATTAATATGAATAAAGAAAATTGCAATTGGTCAATTATATGGGATTATACTAAATGGGAAACAGAACATAGATATAAAAATTCATACTACACTCAAAAAGATTGGAATCAATTATTACTTGCCAACATAAATATGATATCAGCAAGAGTAAACATAGATTCGTTCATTGGTGGCGCTAACAAAATCATAGTACCGTTTAAATTTAAAAAATTATTTGAAACACTTGATTATTATAATAATAGTCATAATACGTTGTCATCCAGATACAAAGTATATTTTGTGGATTCGAATGAAAATGTTATTTATATATACAGAGATTTATATTATGAGAAAATACAATCCGTTCCGTTTGTAACTAAAGGTGGTGAAGATGAAATGAGTGAGGTTACATTTAAACATGTTTCGAATGTGACTAATGAAGAGATTGAAAATTACAGAAGAAAGCTGTGTGGTTGTATTGAAATTATAAATTACCCAGTTGAGTCTGAAACAAGATGTAAGATAACGGTAAGTATTGAAAAAGTTATTAGTGAGAATATTAAAGAATTAATTGAAAAACATTTAACACATAAACACCCGTCTTTAGACGAAAATATAGGCGTAAGCCTATCAAAAACTCAAACTGATGTTCTTTTCACTATTGAAAACAACCATAGAACTATCGTAAGAAAAGACAGACAGGTTGGTATGTCATCATTGTTAAATGCTATGATTGCATGTAAATTGGTTAAAGATGAGCCAATCAAAATACTATTTTATTCACCAAAAAGGGAAATGAATCACCGAACGAAAAGTGCAGTTAGGGAAAACACGCAAAAACTAATTAATGATTTGGGGTTAAAATTAAAATTTGTTTACAACAATGCAGATAAATTAACATTATCAAATGGAAATTCAATTGAGTATCACACAACCAACGAAAGCACGTGCTTTTCACTATATACTGTAGATATAAATAAAAATGATTGGGTTATTTTTGATGAAATTGCTTTTGGTGATAGAATACTGCCATTATACAGATATATAAGAGATAGATTTAATGACCCAAAAATAACAATAGTCTCAACCCAGGCAGGCTTAGATGATGTATTCTTCCCAATATACTTACTTGGAAAAAAAGCTGGATACGCAACGATTGATGCTAGATGGGTAGATGCGCATGAATTATTAAAAGATAACATTTTAAAAAAAGGAGGATATAATCAGAAAATGTTATTTAATGAATTTTCAGGCTTTTTTGTTGTCAACAATGCTGAAAAGTTAAATTATGATACGATAACAGAATTGATTAAACCACACTTATTGAGTAGTGAAAAATTTTCATTATTAGAACTTGTAGATTTTATACAAAAAAGAATAATGGTTTCAGATGAAATAAATTTAAGATAAAAAATAAATAAAAGAAATTATGGGGTTAATAATATCAAAATACAATGAAGAAGATTCTACCGATGAATGTTGGTATGATAGTTCAACCATATATTATAGTAAATGTTATGATAATAAGGATGAATATAA